AGTCCTGGTTCTAGATAATTAAGTTTATCTTTATTCTTAGAAATTAGTTTAATCAATGTGTCAGCCGAGAATCCTCCAGTAGAGGCATCAAAAGATTTACCAAATATATAATTCAACAGGCCACCGACAGCTGGCTTAGTCCCAACTATATCTACAAGATCATCGAACTTTTGACTATCTTCAAAAATTGATCTAACTGAGCTTGTTGGACTTGTTTTTACATCATAAGTCCCTTCTGGAAGTAGAGCCTCTCCAACTGCTGTTTTCTTGAACTTAGAAAGTGATTCACTTGCATACCGTTTATAATCACGGTACTTCTGTAGAAGTCCAGCTTTCTTGAACCCTTCTTCTAGATCTTGATCCAAAGCCGTTCTAAATTCAGCAAGCAGCTTTCTCTGTGGATTGTCCGCCGGCAGCTTCTCCAGAAGGTTATCAAGGTTAGTCCGCATCAGGTCTACGATTCGGATATTTTCAACTGGAGTAACTTTAAACTCAGTTAGAGAACTGACCAGACTATTAATCCGCGCCGTCTCTTCCCCAACATTTTTAAACATACGCATAGTAGACTTAGAGGCAACAAGTGAACCAAATAGATCTCTAAGTTCCTTTTCATTAATTCTCTTAGCTACTTGCGACGCATTTGTTAGTGGGATAGCTCCTTTTATTACTATGTTACCTTTGCTAGGATCAGGATTTGGAATCTGCACGGATGGCAGGCTTTTTGTTGCCGCATTAAACAAATCACCTTTTGTTTTACGCAGAGACTCTAACAGATCGGTATATCGAAGTCTAGTCTCATCCTTTAAAATAGCCGCAATCTCACCAAGCTCAGAATTTAGAGTAAATCTTTTATCAAGGGTATCCAAAATATCCTGCATATCTTTTGCTATGAGTCTATTTTGTTTAGCAAGAACTTCAGGAGCCTTAGGATTTTCTGAAAGAATATTAATAGCCAGAGGACTCTCCGTAGTTTGGGCTACCGTAAGAGGAACTTTTTTGCTCCTCATATATTCAAGCGGCTCGACCATAGAGGTAACTTTTCCAGTAAAGGGGTTTTGAATAAGCTGTTCACTAGCTGGTTTACCCAATTTTGTAATGCCCTTTTTGGCTAGATATTCAAATAGTTGCTTGCTAAGAGGTTTTCCTAAACCAGCTGATGCAGATAGAACTGGAATCCATGCGGCGGCCGCACCAAATGGATCTTCTTTAAAAGTTTCTACTGGGCTAACATATGGTTCTACTGCACCTTTTGCCATTGATGTTACGCCAGCTTTAAATTTTTCTGGATTTGATGCAGCTATACTTCCTAAAACTCCGGCTCCAAGTGCAGCAGTTGGAATACCAGTAACTGGGTTTGACAAAAGTGCGGCCAAACCTCCACCAATTGCAGTTGTTCCTAAAGTTGTTGCCGCACTAATAAGAGCTTTATTAATCATATTTTCTTGCTCTTGTGGCGAAACGTACTCATCACTTTCAACAACTTTAGGCCGCGGAGGTTCTGGATTTAATGGGACAAATTCAAAATCTTTTAGTTCTTCAGGAGAAAGTTCTACAAACCTTCCGTTCTGCTTCTTATAAATTCTGCCATCACTGCCCTTATATACCTGAGGCTGAAATTCCATAGCTACCTCCTATTTATTCCTAGGAACTAGAACCCCTGGAGTCATATTATTTGGAGCTTCAAGATCAATATCATTGAAATTAATTTTATCAGCCGGAATAGTAGGATCACCCATAATAAAGTTGTGCACAAACAAAGTTTTGAACTGATCTTGAGTAAGATTTGGATGCACGGCTTTGGCTCTGGCATATGCAGCCTTTATTAGTGGAACCATTGCATTAAATTTCAGATTATACTGGCGCTTAATATCGTTAATAATTTGCTGTCTAGCTTCTGGAGAAAGAATAATCCCATCGGCAACTCTTCTAAATTTAATTCCAGCTCTTTGCAACCACGGGATAGCTTCTTGTGCCAAACGAAGCTCGCCTTCTCTAACAGCCGTACTATCTTGAGCTCTAATCCAGTTATACAAGAGCGAAATATCCTCAGCTCCGGTCATGTTCTTAGGATCTTTAATTGACTGAGCATAATAATATGCCGCTGTTGCTGCCTGGAAGTTTTTACCAATAAGAGAATTATTAACGTCTTTTACAACTCTATCAACAAATTCAGAAGCTCTAGTATTTTGAGAATTCTTACCCAAAGCCATTCTGGCAGCTATTTGCATCTCAGCAATTTTCATCCTAGCTTCAATTTGTCGTTCATTCATATAGTTTTTAGTAGCCAGAGCTTCTCTTACAGTATTAATTCTATCATCATGAATTAACCTATCAAGAGCTAACTTTTCTTCAAACATCTCTTTCTTAGCTCCAAGCTCTTCTCTCTTAAACTCGAGAGTTGGAGCTGCCTTAGCTCTTGCAAGTTGTTCTACAGTTTTTGCATATTCGGTTGGAAGTACAACTTCTTCTGGAGTAATTGGTTTTTCTAGTAGACCACCAAAGTCATATGGTTCTGCAAGAGTTTCCTTAGTTACGGTCGGCGGAAGTACAATCCCAGCTCTGGGTGCAAAAAATGGTGGAAGAGTCTCAGCAGGTTTCTTAGGAACATTAATAAGCCCTTGAGCTATCATGTTAATAACATCTTTTCTATTTTTTGCTTCAGCTGTTTTAATTGCCTGTTGTTGTGCCTCTTCATATGCGGCCGCTCTTCTTTCAGCAGCTTCTGCTTGTTTACGCTGAATTTCAAGCTGCTGTTTTTGAAGCTCAAGCAGTTCTCTCTGCCGGCGCAATTCTGCGCCTTTCATAAAGGCATCAATAATATCAGATGCTGCGTTAAAATAAGACATAATTATTCCTCCTTAAGGCTTTTTAGTAGGTGGAAGTACAATACCAGCCCTTGGAGCAAACACAGGAGGCAACCAATTACCGCTATTAAAATTATTAAAAGCCCCTTGACCCCAAAGAAATGCCAACAGAGAACCAAGAGACCCAAACAAACCGCCAAGCATATTACCAGGAGTAACACTTTCACCAATACTCTCACCAGTAGATTTTGTTTCAGTGGATCCCCAAGTATCTCCACCTTGCCAAGTCTCATAAGAAGTATCTTTAGGAACGGACGAGAAAATCTGTGCACCAAGAGCTTGCCGAGCATTTTCAGCTTGCTCGTTTTCAAGTCTAATCTGCCTTTCAAGCATTGGGAGCAAATTAGAATTTTGTATAAGCTCGGCAATTCTCTCTGATTGAGACACTCTATTAGCATAAGACGCCATAGGAGAATAGCTGAGACCTCTACGGGCCATTTCATTAGCTAGAATTTTTTCTTTAAGAGCAGCTTTCTGATTGATTCCACTAACATTCTGTTGCAAAATTGACTGAGCTACTTCTCGAGGATCACCATATCTTCCAGGTTCAAACAAATTCATTGCAGTATCAAGCATTTTATTTCTATAGGCATAAAGCAATGGATCATAATCTACACGAGTAGATCCAGTGCCAAACATATTTGTAGAATTTAGATAACTAGAATCTGTTTGACTAGAAGAACTTTGATACTGCCTAGACTTCTTAGCTCGATTTCCAAGAAGTCCGCCAATAGCAGAAGCACCTGCTAGAATAGCTGGAAGCCAGAACATAAACACCTCCTAATTTACTCTTCGTAAATTTTTGCTGTTGGTTTACCCACTTCAGCAATTTCAACATTGCCTCTAATTGGTGCATGTAAAACTTCTAAATATAAAGCATGGATGTACAACTTAGGCCAGTGAGTCAAGTCTGCTGCACAGCTTTTAAGTGAATCTGTTTCAGTTCTAATAGAAATTCTGAATTGATAGGAATTTATCTCATTAACTTTTAAGTTCTTTCTGATACCGTAAAAATACTGGCACGGCATTTCTTTTCCTAGGAAAAAATTCCATTTCCATTCTTTCTCTCTAAAACTGTCTGAACACCAAGTTTCTAAATATTTCTTAGGTCTAGTACTATCTCCAATTGAACCAATAAATGTAAGCTGATAGCCGTATATTGGTACTTCATCTTCTATTTTTTCAAACTCAAAAATTATATCACTGATTCCTTTTAACGGAAGTGCTGTTTTGTTGTCGATAGCCTTTCTTCTTAGTAGCTGAATATACTGCTCTTTTGACAGCTTATCATATTCTTCATCATAGCTAGCAAATCTTTGATAATCTATTACATCTAGAACACTTACAACAGCTGAAGTTCTTAACGTACCAGTTTTGTCATAATACAGATTATCTACACACTTACCTCGTATTTCAATATTACTAAAATAAAACCCATATCCAACAATTTTTCCACCATTTAATACATCTAAATGTCTTCGAAATGAATAGCTAAAATACTGTGAATTATTTAAATAAATTATAATGTGTGTAGTATCTAATTCAAAATATATAAATTTCCAGGTTTTCTCATCCACCAAAAATGAATTATCCATGTTAATATGGTCTTCAAAATAATAATCTGGCCCTATAAAGCCTAAAAAGTAGGATATATCAATTCTGTTCTTATGAATACTAATATTTAAAGAAAATCCAACATTATAATATGCAAATTCTTCCCCGCCGAATCCAGAAAATTTTGGACCACTTGAGTTTATTGCATATAGAGCTTTACAATGAAATCCATATCTACAACTATTCCTTCCAGTTTGATAAATAACAGCCCCATTTTCTGTCGAGGCCTTGGATAGGTAACCAACAGCTGGAGATATGATACCAAATGAAACTGCTCTACATTTTAAAAAACAATTAGGATCTTTGACTAATTTATCAAATGACTCTAGATACAGCGAGTGTGAATTGCTATCTGCGTCTATTTTTGAAACGCCACCCATATTATATAGGACCCCACGGACCAATTATATCATCTTCTGGAACCCAACTTCTAGAATATGTGAATAAGTCTATACCATTATGTCCAAGATAGCTTACAATTTTAGGCTTATGCAATCCGCCTTCCTCGTCTTTCCCAGTAAAAATGTACGCAATTCCAACTGGAAGAAAAGTAGGGCGAATTTCAGTTACGCCTTTATAGAGAGTTTTACCATCTAAAAATTGACAAGAACAGTCATAGTATACAACTGCATAATAATGAGTTGTTGCCCGTATTTCAACGCTCGTACAAAATTGAAAATATGCTGGCATGCCTCTCCATAGTAAATTACGCCACATTAAAAAATCACTTGTTGTATGTAAATTGTCTGAAAAATGCTTATAGTCATATGGCCACGGCGTGCCACAATCCATTTCAATGCAAGATGGAAAGTGAACAGTAAAACCAAAGAAAATTTCAAAAGTGGTTATTAGATTTGGATCATTATCATACATAACTGTAAAAGCATGTACTATTGTTGCTGTAAGATAGATTGTTTCATTAAAATCTGGATTAGCACTTACCCTACAAACTATCCCAACATTTCCAGCGCCCATTATAACACCTCAAAGTAAAATTGAAATGAAAGAAAACTAATTTCAAAAGCATTAAAAATACTTATATAAAAATAATCTCCCTTTTTAAAAGTTAATTGATCACTAGATTCTAGACTTGGAAATTCTGTAAAGAAAACAACAGGAATTGGAACCAAATCTGCTTTAGTTACAGTTTTATGGGCACTAGAGAAAAACCAGTGCTGACTATTTTTAATAGCGTCAAAAGTAATTGTTCCAAGATCTGTATAATCCATCGCTGCAAAGCTGGCCTGAATCAATTTAGAATCACGCTGAATTGCATATGCAGGAGTTCCAAGTTGATTCGGTTCTACAATAAAATCTATTGTAAATATAACTGAGTATCTATCTGGTCTCTGTGCAGACCCAGACCCAGAATCTTTAACCTTTTTACTTATGTCTTCAAAAAGTTTTCCTCCGGGTTGTAATTCCTTTCTTACTACATAATCATAAGGCTCTTCCGATGGAGAAGCATTCTTGACACGCCGCCGCTGCATGTCAATATCTTTAGATTTGAGAAGATCGTAAAAAGAATATAATTCTCTGATAGCTATTTGTGCATCTTCAAGTGTCCTAATTTGTCTCATAGTCTCATCACTTCAATCTGAGAGTCATTTCCAGTTGGATTATATTTGAGTTCAACCCAATAACGATGCCACGGATCTTGAAGCGGTCCAAGTTCAAGCCGTATAATTGTGCCTTTAATGGTCTTCGGAAGATAAGGAATTTCGTAGACTTCATTTGTACCATAATTTGTTTGAATATTCCCAGTTTGAATTACAGAATCTTCACTATATATAGTGTATCCAACCTGTTCTTGATATACAATCATATTGACTCTAAATCCAATAATTCTACCAATACGACGTAGCTCAACCGGACCAACTTGATCAAACTTTTTATAAATCGGGAATATTTCTACAATTTCTGGCGTCTCCATCTTGTAAAATTCAAATGGGTAATTACTACTAAGTATACCATAGAAGTCTATACCAATTGCATCTGTTGTAAAGTAATAGAATACAGTGCGTGGAAAATTCCCAGTATTAAATGTGGCCGAAGGATATGCTACGCCGTCGAGATATGGTGTGAAAGTTACATTATTCCCCAGTGTATCAATTTGAAACGGAATTGTCCTGATCCGCTTCTTCTGCGGCGTGCCAAAGTTAGTCTTAGGCAGTATAAGAAATTTTGTAGGAGAAGGCAACTGTTCCATAACGGCATCTTTTATTGCTAGACCGTAAAATTCAAATTTTCCATTATTGCCGTCTATTTCAAGATCAAAGTCTACAAATGGTTTATCTTCAGTGAAATAATAAACATGTGTTCTCTTACCATTTGACATCACAGTAAGAGTATTTTGAGCTACTCCATCAAGATATGGCCTAATAATTGAGTTAGTTCCAAGTGTATCAAGTTCAATCGGGAGAGCAAGTAGCCTCTTTCTAGCGTATGTCCCGAAGTTAGTTCCGCCGAGTCTATAAAACGTAAGTTGCTCCGGCCGCGGTTCATATTCGATTGTAAAATTATAGAATTTAAATCTATTAGTGTTGCATACTATTCTAAGTGCATATCTAAACCCAAGCGGAACTTTATCGGCAATGGTAAATAGCCTTTCGACTTTTCCAGCAAACCCAACAGTCGAAACTTTTACCCAGCTTTCACCATCCCTTGAAATGTAAATATCTGCATTAGCCCCACCGGTATCCATAGTGACTTTTAGCGTAAAGACATCTTTTCTATTACGAGGCTGTCCGTTATGATCCCAGATTGTTCTAAGCTCTACGTTGTAATTGTACGGATCTGTATAAATAGTATAAAATCCATAAACATACTGCTCATTAATTGCCAAAAGTAAATTACCATCTTCTTCGCCACGTAGAATATTAGCACCTACAGTCCATAGTCTCCAGTAATTTAATTTAAGATCATACACAAAAACTTTGGTAGTTCCATCTGTCAGTTTAGTAGAAAAATATAGTTTATTCTTAGCAACTGCTAAAGAGTATTTTCCAGTATTATACAACTTAAGATCCACCGGGCTAACCCCATGTTTTTCAATTCCATTAAACAACTGATCTAATGGCTCAGAAATTCTCTTATAATTTCCACCTCCAACAATTCTGATACCATCTTCGGCCACATATATCACAGAGCTTTCATACACAACATGTGTCTCATGTATTGGAGGAAATCCAGTTCCGAGCGGCGTTACTCTAACATCTAAAGTTCCATCAGGAAGCAGCGCCGCAGTTCCAGTAATTTCATAAATATCTTCAGTAGTACCAACTAGAAGTTGGTTCATGGATGTGGCCGCAATCCAAAGATTTTTCTCGGTATTACTTCCAGAAAGTTTAAGGTTCCAGATCGGACTATATAACCCAGGGTCAAACTCATCAGAAAATAGTACCTCTTTATCTGTTATATAAACCATTCTATTATTCCAGAGAGAATTAGTTGACATTCTAATCTCATCTGGACTCAACATAATTGACTCAAAACCTTCAAAGTAAACCACATTTTCTAAAATAGCATCTTCATCTGGAACATCGTCTATAAATGGGTCAGCAGTTGTTCTTACAGCAACTCTATAAAATTTATCTAGCTTTCTAACTCCTCCAATGGGAATTACATCACTTCTCCAAGTAGCATCACGTCTATAGATCCAATATTCATTAACCTGTGAATCAGAAGACGGCGTAGGTGTAACAATGACCTTATTATTTATGACCTGAATAGCTGGAGTTGGATCACTAGCTACGCTTTTGGCTAGGTAATAGCCATTGTTATTTACATTGACTTGAATATACTCATAGTAACTATTAAGAGTCCCTTCAGCCGACCCGGCGAAGAGTATTCCGTTTCTTAGTACAGTGACCTTTGTTTCAGATACAGTATTTACAACTAGTCTAATTCCGTAATATCTCTCCCAAGAAGTATCATCACTTTGGGAACTTTTTTCAAATTCATGCCTTATACACGTAAAATGCGTCCAGGCATCAGTCGCACCTTTATTTACAAAGTTTGAACTCCATGAAAATTTATAATAATCAGTTAGTGGATCTTTTTGAGAATCGAGATAAATAAAAACATTAACCTCAACAACATTATCCGGATTATCAAATTTAAGCCACATGTGAAATGTGTCGTATGGCGTTCCTGTACTACCATCCGACATATTCATTGTGTTTTCTGGAACAGTTAGATTTTTGTGAATAGTTCCACCAGATGCCGTTGTTCTAAATTCAATCCCATCTGTACCGCCTGGATTGAAATTAGAACCTTCTACCAAAGAAAAGTTTGACTCGTCCATTCCGTAAATCATAAAATCAGGACGAGCAGCTTCCTGAATTTGTGGAGGATTTTCAGGTTTTACTGGCGTAATATCTGTTAGTCTAGTTCCATCAAATTTTTTTCTAACATTTCCACTATACATATACACGTGTCCAAGACCATGTGCAAATGTACAGCGGAATGGAGACCCTCCACCAGTTAGATATTCGATTGCACTATTGCTGTACTGTTTATATATGGAAGCATTCTCCGTTGAAATAAATCTATACTTAACATCACCAATTGTCTTAGAATAAATCGCAGTAATTGGCGCCGCCGCATTATCCAGCCATCTAATTCCCTCTGTAATAGTCAAGGCACCTTCATCATCAAGCTTTAGATTATCCATCCTAAGAAGCCCATTGTGATCCCCATTATAGTCATCTGCATTCGGAGTCCAACCTAGTGGAAATCTCTCTCTAGTTAAATTCATCAGTAAACCTCCTCCCCGAATTTACCAGAAGGAAGATTAAAACGCTTCTTTACATTAGCTGGCATAAACTCACCCATTTGCATTATCTTAGCACCACTTGCCTTTAGAACAAAGGTAGTCAACTCCGTTAATGACCAATCAAATTTAGATTTAAAATATTCAGAAGCCACAAAATGTTGAGACTTTCCTTCCTTCCTATAGGCTAAGTACATTACATAGTACTTAGTAACGCGCCTTCTTAGATATTCAGGAAGAGTATTGATATCATCAGCAACATAATAATATGAAACTATGCATTGATTAGCAATGCCAGTCTCGATACCCATTGTACTTGGATCTGCATTCAGATTTTCACTAGGCGTAGGCCAAAATCTTATTGTATTATAATTCCCCTCATTAGTAAAATAATAAATTGGTGTACCAGTGGTATTCTTATTTATAACTGAGAATAAATTTCTATCTCTAGCTGTAAAAAGCGAGTGTGGTAGTACAATGTTACCTTTATAGGTTATTCCAACTATACTTGATACATTTTCAGGAAGCTGATACTCATTAACTCCAGCAGTAATTTGAAGCGGAGTTCTTTTAAAAAGAATGTTTACAGACGAAGTTATATACCTCTCTGCTGTTTGCTTTAGTCTATCCAAATAGACATCAGTAAAAAGCGGATTTGTTGACATTCATGACTCCTACATAATCGACCCTATTGACACGCTCGACAATTTGCTTAAAAGTATTATAATAATTTAGAAATAACTCCCAAGCCTGCTTAGATTTTTCCATCTCAAGCAGCTGATCGTACAAGTCAGAAACAACATAATATATCAGAACGTCTTCAGCTATTTTAGGAAGCTGTATAGAATTTATAACACCAATAAAATCTTTCGGGTAAGCTTTATAATAAATAGTTAGCGGCTTCTCAGGAACTGTCTGATAATGAGGATAAAATGCAATCAAATTGGTAGGAAATAGACAATATAGCTGCGGCGTCCCGGCAGTAAGCTCCCATCTATTAATAGACTTGTTAAGCAACAGAATATTTGTTGGTTTTAGAAAGAGTTTATTATTGGGGTTATAAATAGCAACCACCCTGAGAAAATCTGAAATTGGGCTCAGGTCGTAATAAACTCTACCGGCTTCAATATTCAACTCATAACTTTTATTAAGATACCCAGTAAAAATAGCCAACAATGTCATAGCATCTTCGATAGAATCATAAATATCTTTATCAGTGAAGAACTGCCCAACACTTGGATCATCTAGTTCTTCTCTAATTCTAGATACAATATCAGCCAATTCCATCAATGGCCTCCATTTTATCCCCAACTGCGATTATAAGTTCGCCCATTTTTAATAATCTATCATTCAGATATCTTCGGATATAATCATCGGATTCTATGTTATAAATTGCTAGCTTATCAGCTAAATTGGTTATACTTCCCAGAGTCAAAATATACCCTACCGGGGATATAGTACCTATACTATCTAAAAGATTAATATCATCACCTAGAATTTTAGATAGAATTGATTTCAAATTAATATTATCAACTAAAAAGATTCCGTCTTGGTTAGTATTTATATAATTTAGATATGAATAAACCGCATCAATCAATAAATTAAATTCATGAATATTTAGTTTAAAATTAAAGGCATATTCAGATAGATCTTGAATATTCAGACTATCATATAAGTGAGAATAAAGTTTCTGAAAATAAAGAAAATAATCATCAAAAGTTAGCTGATTTCCACTAACATCAATTAGATATGAAAGTACTAGAGCAATAGAATCATCTAAGTTGAATATATCAAATCTTTCTTGAACAATCAGAGAAATATGTACTAGCAGAAGTACATTAAGAGACTCCTGCAACGTAATTTGATCAGTCAGTTCAGCAGTATAGACGGCAAAAGTTTCAAGATAATCGTTTAAACTAAGTTGATCAGACAAATCCTGATATAAAGGAACAGTATTTATAACTGGAGCAGAAATCTCTTTATATACTTGAGTTATTCGTAATCTAGGTATCTGCCCAGTAGCGGAAATTTCTTTATATTCTTGAGTAACCCTGAGTTTCGGAGTTTGTCCAGTGGCAGAAATCTCCTTATATTCCTGGGTAACTCTCAACTTTGGAGTTTGCCCAGTAGCAGAGATTTCTTTATATTCTTGAGTTACTCTTATTGGCATTAATCAATTACCACGCCTATTTCACAGGAGTCAGCTTCAGATTGAGTCCACGCAGAAGATGTAGCCGGATTAGTTGGCCAAAACTTTTGATAAAACAGATAGGATGAGCTAGGAGAATTAGAATTACCGGCATAGTAAGAAGAACCTTGTTTATTTATGAGTCTAAACGTCAAAGTTCCGGCATCATCTTTTCTAGCTACGGCCACCACTTTTACACCGCCGATAGTAGATGGAAGTCCTGAGATTGTTCCGGTACTAAAAGACTGCTTGTGACCAGATGTGCTAGAATATACATAATCAGAATCTCCATTAGGTGGAATTTCATCTACACACTCATATCTGTTTCCACCAGATGCAGTAAAATCATTATAACTTCCATCTGCATTTGGGACTTCATAATAGACTCTATGTTCACCAATATGATCATTATAAGATGTACCAGAGCCATCCATTATATGCAGATTATCTAACCAAGCATCGAACATCAACCCCCCAGGATAAACATAAACATTGTCAATTAGGCCAGACGTCCCACCATTTCTAGTATCAATTCCAGTAAGATTTAATATGAAAGAACCGTCATATTTTATACTGATAGATCCATTAGTATCAGATATAACAACTTTATAAGTTATCCACCTATAAACCTTATACTCATAATCTATCTGATCTGAACTACCAAGAAGCGTAGCTGCATCACCGCGATATGCCTTATACGTAACTTTACCTGCATTATAAGTTTGTTTAATTGACACATGACATGTAGTATCTTCAAAAAATTTAAGTACATTATATTCTCCGCCGGCATTATAAGTATATGCTCTATGATACCCGACAATAACTGTTTGCGATGGGGAACTAAGTGTATACTGTAAATAACTACCATCTCCACCAGTTATCACATAACCACTTGAAAATGGAGTATTACTTGAATTAGTTTCGAGACCAATATTAACTCTAGATGTATAACTTGGCCAGTTATAACTAGTTGTGTAACCATCAAACCCGTCTATCCACACCAAAGCCATTATTTTACTCCCCTCCCAAATAAGTTATAACCAGAATCCCTTTCTATCTCCACATCTTTAAATCCACAGCGAGTAAGAAGTTCTTTTAATGAGTTTTCAGTAAATCCACTTTTATGAAAATCATACGGATTCAACTGTGCACCATACAGAACCCAATTAGCCTCCACCCTATTCATATTTCTAAAAGCCCATTCTATATCTGGGACGATAATCTCAATTTTACAATTTGGCTTGAGTACTCTTTTCCATTCATAGATTATATTAGTGTGCTCTTCATGACCAAAGTGTTCTAGAACATGACTTGCTCTTACTTTATCAAAACTATCATCACCAAAAGGCAAATTTCTAACATCACATCTATAATCAGGATTAACTTCCTCCCTAATATCGACTCTAACAGTCTTAAATCCATATTCTTTGTAATAAATTTCGCCGCAGCCTATATCAAGCAGTGCTTTATCATTTACCAAGAGTCTCATAGTTGGCTTAGAACAGGGAGGAATTGTATAACACTTATTATTGGGAAAATCCCAATGCTCACATATAATCGAAGCGTCGGCAAAAATTTTATAATTCGTTTCCTCACAAACTTTTTTACAAAAATAAAGATCCTCAGTCCAAGTTTCAGATCTATTTAAACCGTTTTCCGAAAGATCTTCATCGACTGTCTTAAACCAAGGTTTTGACAAATTTTCTAGAATACTCACTCTAATTAGAGTACAGTCCATGCCAATTCCAGTAACTTCAAAAAACTCTCCAACTTTCCAGTCCCAATAAGAACCACTACCATTTTCTTTAAATACAAGTGGAAAAGGAGGCTCGGATTTTGTAAAGTAAATTCCTCCGCAAACACCAATAGTTTCATCTTGTTCCATTCTATAGATAAGATTTCTAAGCGCAAAAGATGGAGGAACCACATCATCACCCAAAAAGTAAATATATTTGAATTTATTTTTCAATGCATATTCACATAGTTCCTGCCTGGCTTCATCAACTGGTCGATTTTTTAGAACAAGGTATTGAGTATTAAAATTAATTGGAGGATTCTGTGATTTAAATGACAATGCCCATTCTAGTCCTACTGGGCGTCCGAGAGTCGGAATTGCAATTAAAACACCTTGTTTAGAATTTACAATTTTCATAAAAACCTCATCCAGAAATATAATAATTAACTTCCAAAGTATTCGAAGTTGTTTTATTAATCGTACCGAATGTTGCCCTTGCTAGCATTGTCCCACCGGAGCTACTATTAAATAGTCCGGCTTCTGACAAAGTCGTATTAGCTTCATTAGAAGCAAATAAGACCTGAGCTCTCCAATATGGAACTGTTGAAGTAAGCCCGTCAGTGATAAAACTTGAAATTTGCTTTCTAGCATACTCATTACCAAGTGCAGTATCAGCAGTAGTGGGAGATGTTGTAGAAGTTCCGACTGCAAGATAAGAGATTGACTGATTAGTAGTCATAAGTGATGAAGCAATTTGTTTAAGAACCCAAACTCTACCAGTAGTTACTACAACATTATTCTGCCTAACTGTTTCTACAACTTCACCATTTAGATTTTTAAGGACGAGCTCAAGAGCTCCTTTGAGTTTGATAGTATCTTCCATGTATTACCTCCGTGATTACCTTATAGCTTAACTTATAAGTGAAATAGCTTCGTCATACCTAATTGTATCACCCTTACTGGCGACTACAAAGGTGTTGAAGTCTTGGGTTGGTTCACTTTCTGTGATCAAAACCTCAAAACCAACATCCAGCATCAACTGAGTAAACTCAAAAGTATCCATTATGCAAACATGGTAATCAAATTGATTAAGCTGTCTGCCAAAAATCGTAGCTTCCCAAAATTCTCTAAGACCTTTATAGTTACTTTCCCAGTATTTATAGCATTTCTTAAACTCTGGATATGAAAATAGCACAACTCCACCAGGCTTCAACACTCTATAGAATTCGACGAGAGTCTGTTTATGATAAAGTTTTTTAATATGTTCAATAACGTGGCATGCATATATTCTATCAAATGAGTTATTATCAAATGGAAGTGGATCAGTGATATCACATACAATATCAGGTTTAGTATCTGGGTTTATATCAACATTGATAGCATCGGGCATCTTATTAAATCCACAACCAACATTTAGAATTTTCATATACTGATCCCTTTTGATTCAACAACTTTTCTAATACTTTCAATATAGTTAGCACCTCTGTCAACTTCTTTACTATTTTGAAAATTCTTATAAAAATCTCTTAGATACTTCACAGTATCTTCCATAACTGCTTCTTTATCAAGCAAATGCCCAGTAGGAACACGCGTATCGACAGCAATAGTTACATTCGGATATTCTGATTTACACTTTAGACAGAAATAAACATCCTCTGTATTATTGGGAGTAGTAATAAAATAAGGTTTGCTAATTTGCCTAAGCAAGCTGGTTTTAATAAGTACGCAAGCAAACCCAACAGCATCAACAGCAACCAATCCTTTCTCATCCTTATGCTCCAGTAAATCGGTATAATACCTAAGTTCAAAATCAGGATCTCCAAATTTACCCCTCGCCGTAATAAACGCCATAGGATTAAATGGATAACCTCGAATGTATGTGTGTGCCATCACAATATCTTTATCAGCATCAACCAAAGATTCAAGAGTATTTGGAGATACCAACATATCATCATCAATAAACATTAGATAGTCACAATCAGTTTGCAATGCATAAGCTGCGGCCATGTTTCTCATCCTATCAATTGATAGCCGCCACGGTGTATACAAGAGAACTTCAATATTTTTACTTTCTTTAAGACGACCCAGATGATAGAAAAAAGCCATATGATTGCCGTAGACTTGGCTATCTATCATTGTCAATGTATTAATTCCAATAAGTACCTTCATTTTTAAAAGTAGGGGGAGGATATTAACCTCCCCCTATTGACCTCCTTAAATAAGTGCCCTCACCCAAGCTTTAACATTTGCATAAGACACAAGATCAGTCAAAGTCGAGTTAGATGCTACTGATGCAACTGAAGCCAAATTTTCAAGGAGAATAATTCCTGGAGTTTGACTTGCTACTGTATCTGCGCTGTATACAAACCCGTTTTTAGTATCAAGTGTATAATAAGCCCCGGCAGGCCTTGATGCAACAGATGCAAAAGAATCTGTAGAAGCTGCACGAGTTCTTACAACAATTCGAGCATTTGCAACATAACCTCTTGCAACAACATTTGCAATCCCACCTGGAGTTGTTGGAGATGTACAAACACCTGCAAACAATGAAGTCATTGTTCCAGTGCCAGAAGTTGAAGGAAGCACAATTTTAGCAGGGTCTGCGGTTGAAAGAACTACAGGAGCACCAGCTGGAATTGTAGCCGAAGATTCCCCTGAATAAGCAGAAAATCTTGCTCTCCAAGGACGATCATAGCTTCCGGGAGTTGAGTTCATAGTTTACCTCCGTAATTAATTTAACTCAACGAACGAGCAATATTTCCAAGAACTCCACACTTACGCCGATTATTTACAGTAACTGTACCCATCCAAAGGATGTGCTGATAACGAGCATCTTGGTTAACTGGCCGCAGCATTGGAGTCGTGACAAAGTTTGTATCAGATTCATAAACACATTCAAAAGAACGAGAGTTGATAAAGTACATTGTGCCTTTGCCTGTGCTGCTAGTATCAAGATTTCCACCAGCAACATTTGGCACATATTCATCCCAGACAACCAAAGCATTAAAGAACTTCAAATTAGGAAATGGGAAATTTCCATCAGACATTGTAGTATTAAGAAAATAAGCCCTATAAGAAGCGTGGACAAGCTCCCATGTAATCTGATCGCAGAGAATTAGATCCGGCGGTCCACCAGGGCCTTTACTACAGGCATTATACATGTTAAGAACTTCTTGCATAAAAGCTTCTCTAGTAGTCGCCGTAGAAGCTTTAGATTGATTCCTCCACCAAGTAGCAGTGTTTTGGTCAATACCACCAATAGAAAGTGAAGGCCACGCTGAGGCAGGCTCGTAATAAATCAGCTTTGGAAGTGGATCAACAAAGTAAGATCCATTAACAGGGGAAGTATATGGAGTTGTAAGCGAGGAACCACTACCAGCAAGAGAACCTTGCAAGAAAGCCTTTGCCCAAAACTCCCTCATTGAGATCTCAGCCTGTTTAATTTTAGATTCAATGAGTGAAATAATACGCTGTTTATTCATTTTCTCTTGCTTGCCAGTAATGGCAATTGGAGTAACAGCCTGAGCCCACTGAAATTGAGCCTGAGTAATCCCATCAGTAAACGTCAGCGGGAGTTCATCAGCCCCGTCATAGCTGTCAGTGGGAGACAGCCCATACATCAAATCAACAGCAACATAAAGTCCGCCATCTTGAGATGTCCAGTTAACTGTCTTAAAGAAAGCATTAGACGAACTAATGTTATCTTGAAGCTGCTTTCTATATGCAGCCAGCGAGGTTGAAACTAGAGCATCATAATTAAAAACTGATTGTGCTGGCTGCCCCGGAATTCCATAAGTAAGTGGCATATCTTATTCTCCTTTCAACTGTCTTATTGCAAATTCAACTGCTTCCCTTGGAGTCATCGGTTTATTTGGGACAGTCTTAAAAGCTTCCTCGTTGGCTTCAGCAGATACAGCTTTTGGCCTTTGTTTAATACTCGTTTGTTGTTTAGCGACCCTCGCAGCTTTACTGCGATGAAATTCAGTCAACTCAGTAAGGTATTCACGAAGTGGTGTTTCACCGTTCCAAGGAAATTTTTGAACCAATTTCATGAGCTCACCGGCTTCTTCTTCAGTAACTTTAAGATCACGAATCACAGAATTATATTCTCTTTCAAATTCCTTAGCAGCCCGGCGTGCTTCAATCTCCATAAACTCTTTACGAATAGCCTCTTCTCTTTCAGCAAGGATAGTTTCAAGAGCTTCTCCAAGTTCATTAGCAATGAAACTACCCTGGTCTCCAAGCTTCTCTTTTACGACATCTTTAATAGATCTAATGGTCTGCTTTTGTTGCTTAGGAGTTTGTTGGTCAAACAGCCCAAGTTTTTCAGCAAGGTTTTTAACGACAATTGGAGCAGTCTCGGGATCTTGGAGAGCTTCAAACAATTGAAGAGCGTACTTAACTTTTGTATCTTCAGCAGAACTGGGCGTAGATTCTTCAGTCTGCTCGGTTTCAGCAACTTGTTCCTGAGTAACTTGTTCAGTTTCAGGCTGTTTCACATCATCTTCAGGCATACTTTACTTTTCCTTTCTTAATAATCCTCTTTTTTAGTTGATCTAGCAATCTAAGTTTTAGCATTGACTTTGGAGAAATTTTTGGAACAGATTTAATAGAAACTTTCGGAGCTCTTATCCTCATCTTGTCGGTACCCCCATTCTATCTAATTGTCCTTCTATTTGAGCCTGAGTTGGTGGAGTCATTTGCTCAGCTGTATTTTGAGCCAAATTATCAGAAGCATTACCCTGCATTGGAGCAGCTCCGGCAATTTGACCAACCATTTGAAGCATAGCTGCTTGTTGGAAAGATCTAATTACACGGCGATTTCTATATCCGGTTCTATATGCAGCCTCTTCAATCAAATCTGGATGCATTGCAACAATTGGGTAAGCTCCCAAGATGGCCAAAAATTCCATAAACTTTCTCTTTTCTTGATCTTGTGCAATAGGTGATAGTGATTCAACAGATATAGAAATAGATACATCAAAAGATCCCAGATCTTCGGAAGTTAGTTGCCTCCAGTTAAATTGAACCTGCGGCGCATCTTGGAAAAATCCGCCCACGTCATGCTGAGATCTAACCCAGAACGCTTGAGTCAGATTTTCTCTGGCTTGCATAAGAATTTCTTTACCAATTGCACAGATCCACCGTGCAACTGTTTCTCGTTCTTCATTATCCCTAATCTGTGCACGCTGATTTGTAATCGCAGCTTGGGTAGCAGTAACTCTGTCAGCTACGCCGCGCTGCTCAGCAGATGTGCCAGAGACGATATTAAAATCATCTTTTGAAACTTGAAGTACCGTACCTATGGAAGCATCCAGAGGTGGGTACATAATTGGTGTAATAGCCTCTGGCCTTTTTGCCCAAACTGTAGTTCCATCAGGGCCATTGAGAAGTTTTTCGGTTTCTTCAACATCAATTGCGCCCTCAACGGCAACCCAAAGTCTCTTTGCGCGTCGCCGTGCAGATCTAAGCTGTTGCCTTGATTCATTAATTTCATCTTGAACAGGAAGCCAGTTAAAGAACAACGGAATTGGATAAAACCCTTGTCTACGACGGTGGAAAATTAGTGGGAAAATTGGGAGCCTTTCATATTCTTCAGAGTAGAGCTCAATGAAATCTCCATCTGTCATTATATAAAAGACTTTTTCAATTTGATCCCAAATTCTCCAGATCTTAATTCTGTCAGCCGGTGAGACATTTCCTTCTCTATCTTCCTCGAGATATTCAATCGTAGGATTCGAGGAGTCCTTAATAAATTCTCTGGTCTCTAGAACTTTTCTAACGTTCTTAAATCCATTAGACGGATCCTTAAGATCTTTAATTCGAATAAAATCGTAGTAACCAACCCAATCACATAGCTCAAGTTGCTGAGCGTTGTGACTACCAACTCTAAATCTATGAGCTGGGATTCTTTTGACTTTTATGTATTCTTTATCAATTACATATCTTGGTTCTTTTTCATCCCAAACTTCCGTACCAGTATTTTCAAATGACTGAACTGGCATACCAGCCAAAGGATTTGGCTTAAGTTCTGCAACATAGCCGACTTCAACAACGCCAAAATAACACCCAGCGTCAATAACTGCTAGTTCCAAAGCTTCGGAAATACCACACTCAGGCTGGAGGATTACAGTGTTCAAAAAATCCTCACAATTTTGTGCAAACTTAAATGCCTCTGCTGGAAATTCGTCAGCACTAAACGGCCGCGGATCAACGTAAAAAATAGGATCACGGAACATTAAAGTGGGTTTTTTGATGTTAAATGTTGAAAAAATAAGATTCATCACATAGCTGTCATCTTCGGTCTCTGTTTGAAAGCCTTCAAAGTATTTCTCCAGCTTTTTACATTTAAACTTCCGCTCCCATTTCTTAAACTGCTCATTAGCAGCCGCAATTTTTGGTGCCCATTCAGTCAAATCTTTCATACGGAATACTCCTCGAAATAGCCAGATTTTTTCAATGCTTTAATCCGCATCTGCATAGCTTTGAAACTATTTGGCTTAAGTTTTTCTTTAACAACTCGCGTATCTCTCAAATGCTGCGCCACATAATACCTCAGCGTATCGTAGGCGTGGTCAGAAACTGACTTTTCTCTATCATCGCCGTAGATTGGCCGCCCATTTACTGTATCAAGTAGAACCTTCTTTTGAGAGCTTGTTTCTCGGATAACATGATAAGCCCCATTAGGATATAGATTGCTTCTCTGAATAAAGAATAGCCTTGGAGACCCTTTTTGCTTAGTAATTGGATGTTCGATATCAGGATCAACTCTAAGAAGTTCATTAATTCTATTCCTAGTAGCCAATTCATTATTGTCAGCAGGTGACCAGTAAATGGGTTCAGAGTTCAGCTCTTTGTCCATGTATTCGTCGGCGACGGTCCAAAATCCACCGTACTTTTCTTGAGTCTTCTTAAATATTGCCGGATCTGCCAAATTCATGACATAATATTCTTCTGGAGGTGATAGCTCATTTATACGCCGGCGATGCACCGAGATTACTTCATTAGCAGAATAGTATTCTCTATAACAGAAATAACAACCGCCTTTAATCGCAGCCCACCAAGTACAACAGGTAGGGGAGGAAGCTCCGTGATCTAACACGCGAGCTAATACTCCCCTACCTATCACATTCTTTGCAATCCATTCAGCCGACACTGTAAGTCTGTCAAAGTCATCCTTTTCTCCAACGTGAATCAGTGAGAGTGGGGATATTTCGTGTATAGCCCCAACTCCCTTTGAGAATTTGCCATACACATATCTTTTCACCCACTCTTCGTCACGTGAGAGCATAGTTTGAAGTACTTCTTTTGGCAACGCTTTATTCTCGAATGATGCTGATTCGAAATACGCGTGAGTCTTTGAATACTTCTCTCTATGCTCTGGAGAATCTGGATGATATCTTTGCCAGATATAGGAGAATTCTCCTTCATCGGGTGGATTGCAAAGAATAATCATGTAAGCCGGAGCTAAAGGTTTACCGGTAAATTCATTCCTAGGCCAGTTAGGATTAGCTTTTAGGAGATCTTCTGGAACTTCTACACCATCCCAACGCCCAACACGAGAATCAAGTGTTAGGTAAACCGATTCGGGAACTTCCTCAGCCTGATCAATAACCGCCGCATTAATTTCCAGCGACCGAAGTGCGCCCTCATCAAATTCATCGAAATGCATCCAGTAAATCAGAGAACCATTAAACAATTTTACATATGCCGGGGGTGAATCAACTCGCTTTCCTCCAAGTTCCTCGGAGTAAAGCTCCGGCGGACAAACTTTAAAAAATGTTTGCATTGTTGTTCTCTTCAATTCAATATTAGAATAACGGCCAACTGCAACTCTATAGCCGGGGAATTTTAGCATAAGCAGAAGAATTTTCTGCATAGCCGCATATGTTTTGCCCGCGCCATAGCCAGAGTTCCAGCAAATGTTGCGTTTATCACAGCGGACAAATTCCTCTGCCGTTTTAGATGAAAATGTAAAGTTAAGATTTATCTCCGGCATATTACTTCAGAAACTCTAAGAGTGCTCCCTTTAACCTCGTTATAGAATCTACTTCAGGTTTAATTTGCTTAAGTTTCTCGCTATATCTGTAAGGTATTAAAAGCTCTCGTGGAATACGTATCTTACCAAAACCAGGATTATCTCCTGCAAATATACTTGCTTTAGCAGCCAAAATTTGTGCAAGATCATTCAAATTAGTATCTGCTCTTTGAGCTGCTTGCAAGAGATCACCCAACTCGCTGCCACGCTGAGCTTTCAAAACTTTAAGATTTTTCTTTACTATAAAAACATCTTCAAGAAGTTTTCTTAGATTTTTAATAGCTTCCATCTGACCTGGATTAACTGGCGTTAATAGGAATTGTTCTGAATCATTTGGTAAGCCAAGTCGAGTCTTTGGAAATTCTGATAGCTCGTTTTTAAGTGCTCTAAGTTCAGTTAGTTTCGAAAAATAAGGCTCACCGCGTTCTACTTGGACAAGCTCTTTAATAAGATCACTTGTAGAACTCCTTTGAGCTTCTTTAGGAATTATACTCCTAATCGCTTTCCTATCTGTCGTGTGTGATAGTTCGTGCTTAAGAATTCTAATTATATCATCCGTAAGGTATCCGGCGTTTCCTTTAGCAATAGCTTCGGATACCATAACTGAATTAAGTTCAGGGGCGTATAAACCGGTAAAACCAGTTGGTAAGCCAGTAGTAACATCAATATCGTGTATTAAGTCAATATTTAAATTTTTGGTCAATCTAGGATGTCTGGCTTTAATATAAGCCAGCGCAGCTAGAAATCTTTTACTCAGAGCTTCGGCCGGAACTTGAGAAGTGGTTCTGGCAATGCCCGTAACTACCGGATATCTCTTTGTAAACTCCGGGCCTTCACTTACTAACTTATCATATGTTTTCAACAGGATGTTCTTAAATTTCTCCGCCGTCCTGGGAGTAAGTACCATTCCAACAGCCGGCGCAGTTTTTGGGACGGCGTAAAGTTCGGCAGATGGTGGATAAGCCTGAAGTGCAAAGTCAAGTTCTTTTAGAAAATCTTTAGCTTCTTCAGTGTTAGTACCTACTGCATTCAGCAAGGTTTCTAGGAGACCTTGCTTTTTAATTTCTTCGAGTTTCTTAGCTGGAATTAGAATCGGCATCAGAATCTCACAGTACTAACTGAAAAAACCATAGGTTGTACACTAGCTTGAGTCTCAAATGAACACAAGCGAACTACAACAGAATTATCAGCCGAATACATAATACCAATTACATTCTGCGGCAGCTGTGAAGGCCAGCCGTATGCAAGAGAGGCTCCCTGAAAAAGACCGGGAGCCGCAAATGAAAGTTCCTTACATCCAGAGAAAGTACCGAAGTTCAGTTCTGATTGATATTTTGTTTCTAGATAAGCAAACTTCGATTGTGTAGGCACATCCAATTTAGTCTGTGCCATAGCAAGGAGACAAAGCAGAATTATCAAAATTCTTATTTGCATATTACAACTACCAAATCATCTGACAAACTAGGATCTGTAGAATCATTAAGCCCGTTTCTAAATTTGAGAGAGGTTGCTGTAACTGTAAAATCTTCATTCTCTAGCTGTAGAAGCCCGTTTCTAAAAACTCTAGGACTTCTACAAACTGTTGGCATCTGCCATGTACCGTCAGTATTTCTAACCAGTTTATTAACCGTCTCAGCAACAGAAGCTGCCGAGATTTTCGGCGGCGTAGTTGACATATCAAGTATAAGACCATCACCGAGCTGAGCTAGAAGTGCTTTTCCATTTTGAAAAAGCAAAACATAAGTCTTTTGATCTTGCTGTGTTCGCAATTGGGTAGCCGAGGGTTTAGTTTGCGAAAAAAGTGGAGCAGCCAGGAATGTAAATACAATAAAAAATCTCATTTCCTTTTCTTTTCCCATGGAATCTGTGCCGGCGTACCATCCGGGTTTGTTTCAGAGGTCTTTTTAACTACATAGCCAGTCAAGGCTACAATAGCTGCTTGTGCAGCCTGTTTTAGATTATCATCTTTAATGAACACAGGCGTAACAAGCTGAGCCACTTGTAGACCAATGCCGGCTGTAATAGCAAACCATCTTTTCATTGAATTTCCTCCTCATCAGAGTTCGTATCGAAATTAATCATTTCATCAATATCACGGAGCCATTGAACCACATAAATGAATTTTAGACCTTTCTTTTCACAGAACTTTCTAGCTTTAGCAATGGCTGTTTGAAGATCCGAGGATTCGAAGTACATGGAATTTAGCAAGCTTCCCTTTTTGAAAACCAGTTGAAAAATTTTCATAGTAGTCTTAGCTCCTTTCAGGTGCAAAAAGTGCGTTTAGATTATTGTTACCAACATTAATATTGACGGTTATACCAGCTGGGGAGTTCTCAAAAGCCGGTTGAATATTAATACCTTTAGCTGCCAAAGCAAGCTGAAGTGCCTTAAGCCGCGTACTTTCTTTGCCGTTCATCAGCAAATCAGCCAAAATCTGCGCGAGCATGTCAATAGTCACGCCGCTAATTTCGAGAGACTGTGAAAATTGCTCCCGCGGCGGCAAGATTCCCGCGTCTACCAAAACTTCATCTACAATCTTAGGGATTACTGCTGGCAATTCTGGCATTTTTAATCTCCTTATAGAGTGGTGAATTTTCTACTCTTTTAATTACTTCTTCTCTTGTTTCTGTGATATTCTTCAAGGTGCTGTTCAAGTCTTGAAGAAATCTCTGAGAGTCTGAGAGAAATGAGTTGTAATTGCTGTTCAATAGTTCCTGATTTTCCATTTGTTCTTAGTCTAGATTCTAATATACCAAAATACCTGCCAGCCAGAAATACTCCAACTAAGATTGAAGATCCGGCGAGGATTTCCTGGAAGATTCCGTATCCCACTTTAATACACCGTCGTAAAACCACATAGCCGGCGAGGTTCTAACATCTACATGCAAATAGCGTTGGCCAATTCCAATACCTGAAAATTTTACCTGAGATTTGTGCAACAGAATAAGAATTTCTGGACCAGTAAGAGCCTTGTAAGCATTTTCACCTGATTTAACTTGGATGCTAATATCAGCCGCCTCGCCAACAAGATGTCTGGATTCTGGTGCGCCGCCGACTTCAGCATTTCTTTTACTGCATCTAAAGCCGGATAGCACTATGATAGGGAGTTTTACATAGTCCCTGAATTGTTGCAGCTTATAAACTAACTCCGGAGATATCCTGTCTTCTCCCTGGCCGCAACAAGGGCAGATAAATTCTTTAGAATCAAAGTTTTTTGAGAGTTTCATTTTGACTTCTTATGCTTAAAGTACTCAACTTGTCGAAGTCGTTTTTCAGCTTCGGCCTTTGTCTTGTACGGCCCACCAAGATTCTTGCCGGTTTTTTCCGAAACAACTTTGTAGCCGCCACTAACTTTCTTAATCACAACAGCCCTCCTTATTTTCACCAACTACTAATGTTGAAGTATTAACCGGATTTGAATACCCAGTTGTAGAGACTGTTTTGAGCCTATGTTCAAGACTAAGTACGGCAGAATAAATTATATCCAGTTTACTAATAACAAGCTTAAGAGCCTTTGACGGGTCTTCAGTTATGTCCACAAGTTTCTTATTTATTACCGTAACCGCGCCGCCAAATCCAATTTCAAGTGCTTCATTTTCAGTCAGTTTTCTGATTGGAAATGGAACAATATTGCCAGTTCCTGGCTCATTTGTTACGCCAAAAGGGATATTAACAGTTCCAACATCAACTTTCTTAACAACAAGTTTCCTTGGCTTAACAGGTACACCATTTTTAACTTCGATGTCCGAAGAATATGGATAAATTACCCAATAACCTTCATCCCACTCAGAATTTGGGTCAGGATCAAACCAGTATTTTGCATCTTTGGCCGGGTTATACTGCGGGCATGGCTTACCAGTGAAATTCTCATAATCTGTGCGTGTTTGGAAAATTGGAAACAATGAAAGATCGGATAAAGGTGCCCTTGGGACATCAATTTCATTATTCGAATACTTTGGAATTATTACCATGATAGCCTCCTTTTGATTCAAGCTCTAAAACTGTTTCAAACCTCGATGTTACTGCGGCGTAAAGATCTCCGATTTCGGCTTTACGCCAGTCGAAGAATTTAAAGATATCACCCTGTTGCAGAAGATAGCAGCAAATTTCGGAACAGTACCAGTGAGTATTATCTGAGGATGGCTTGTTAATAGCGAGTTCTGCAACACCTAAAAAATCATATGACGCCGGAAATTGAAATTCACCGAGTTTTGCATAAATCCGGCGCTTTTGTTCGGCATCGAGACCTAAAACCGGAACTCTTACAAATTCGTCCGTAGGTTCCCGGAGAACGAGAGTTACGCCGTGCGGGTATGCAGAAACGCATTCATATTTATCGACGTCTTCAAATTTGAAGGCTAATTCGACGTGCGAGAATTCCGTAACAAGCCGGAATTGTATCAGGCGCTCTATCCAATTAGGTTTCTTAGATTTTCTAAACCATAATTCTATATCCATAGAAATGCCCTTCCCAAACCCCAGCATATCGCGGCGGCGGGAGTTTGTCAAATAAAAAATATTTCCTTTGAATCCAGAAGGTTAGGGGTACTGGGACAGAGAATGTAACGAATTTGTGTGATTTTTATATATTAATATTTATATGAGTGAGAGATATTATATAGCGTGAGGGTGGTCGTATTATTGGGGGAATAGGGGTACGCGGCGCGCAAATGTTCTGATATTTGAATATGAAAAGATTTGAATTTTCAAATATTTTCACATTCAAATAAATCACTCCAGTCTGGCCAGACCCAATTTCAGATAATCAGATCTTAATATCCGATTCTCTTAAAACCTCACCTGGAATTTCAGAGTTAAGGGTCTGAATATCCGAAAGCCCTAGAGCGAGGGTTTCAGAGTTTAAGACCCGAATATCCTAAACTGCCGATTTAGGACAATCGGATCCGAATATCCGAAGCCGTAGCCTGGAATTTCGGACAATCGGATCTTAATACCTTAAGATCTTAAAAGTTTAAGAGCTTAAGATCTTAATACCTTAAGAGTTTAAGACCTGAATGTCTGAAATTATTTTAAAACAAAAAAGACCTGGGAGTAGCAGAAATTGCTACTCCCAGGTGAGAGTTAACTGATGCCGAGTCTGGACTTCAGAGACTCGGAGTCTACAACGATTGTGCCATTCAAGCCTTTTTCGTCATAGACTCGATTCTGAATCCGTTGCACTTCCTCTCGTGTCAAATCCCTGTTAATCAGGGACTTCACACTCTCAACGTGTGACCGAACCAGCGAGTCTGCCTCTTCCTTGATCAAGGCAAGGCGAGAAGCCTTATAACGTCCGATCTGTTCTGCAATGAATCGGACGTGCTCCTTGCCAAGCTCGATAAGTTTCTCAACCGGAACTTCGAGTTCAGAAACTCGAATGTTGAACGGCTTACCATCGGTCTTTACCACCGTGGTATAAGACTCGAGTTTGACTGTTTCAGCCTTGGGCATCTTCTTTCTCCTTTTTTCAAAGATCCTTAGTCTAGCTAGCGCCGTCCGCTAGCCTATCCTGATACCATCATAGCACACTCGCATACGCTGTCAACAAAAAAGTGCGATTCGGCACATTAAAATTCCTTAATCTTCGGCACCTGTCGTACTAGTCCGAACCTCTATATCATGATTCGTAAATTCAGACTTTCAAGCCCGGTTTAAATAAAATAGTGAATGTCCTTATAATAGAAACTTTACCAGATTTTTTCAAAAAATGGCATAGAAAAGGCGAAAATTTTAAAATAAAATGGCGTATAAACGGCGAAAATTCCAAGATTTGTAGCAAAATCTAAAATTTCTTCCAATAACAGAAAATGTAAGCCCTTACAATTTTGGACATTGCGATTTTCGCAGGTTTCGCGCTATTCTATTGGAAACAAAGCACTTAGACCCAATTTTTAGCATGGGTGAAAAGACGGCGAAAGATTCGGGAATTTGACGCGGAAACCCTTTAGAATCAGTAGTTTAGCCCGAAATTCGGAAAAATTCATATATACCCACCCCCAGGTTCAGCCGGTAACGAAAGTGCCCTATTTCGAGGATCGTCGAAATGCAAGTTGTTGATTCTAGGGGACTTATTAGTAATATTAAAAAAAATTAATAAAAAATGAGCAAGGAAACCCCACCCCCTCCAGACACGGGGGAGAGTTCCCCGAGAAAATCACGGCATCCTACTGATTCTAAAGGACTTATCAATTTTAAAAAATCGAATTTTCTGCAACTTTTTATTTAATTAAATCGAATAAATCCTTTAAAATCTTATACTTACCACGGCGGCCGGGTCTTGGGTCTGGCAGATCACCTGGCCTAGGCTGGCGCTAACCCCTTGATTCTAGGGCACTTATAGGTGTTGACAGACCCTCAGACCTAGGCTACAATGGTAGCATGGCACGGTCACATGATCTAGAGGTTCGGATTCTAAAGAATTTCAGAGACTTTATCAATAATGAGATAAAGTCTCTAAAACATTTTTCGGATTCAGATCTTGAATCCGAATTCACACGAATTTTTGTGCGGTATCAGGCTCTTAAAATTGAGCTTGATACGCGACAGATTCGTGATGAACAGAATAAGATTCTCGAGCGCCAGAATCGAACAAGTAAAACGTGCCTTTACACGCTCGAGAAAGAATCCAAGAAACGGCGTCTCACGCGCAAAGAAAAGAAAGAACTCGAAAAAATCCGGCTCCAAAAAGCAATTCTGGAGCTAGTCAAAGAATTTCAAAATCGGGAGTAAGGGAGAAATTAGGCATGAAGCGAGAAACATTCTTCAAAGTTTGTGCATTGCAACAAACCCTTGAAGACGTAGAAAACAATCGGATTTTGGATGGTTATTTCAGTATTAACAATAATCCCGGTTTTACTCTAAAGTACGAACTGGGTAAAACAACAAAGGCTCCAAGAGGCACTGCATTGTTTGCGTTTGAAAATCTTTCGCAAGCAGAAGAATATGCAGACTCACTTCAATCCATTGTACGTCTTGCAATTCTAAAGGGAACAGGAATCAGATATAAGCACATGGTGCTTGATAAAATTCCGGCACCTTGGGCTTCCTATTATTTCAAGAAATTTTGGAAAAGAGTCAGAGATCGTGAAAAATATATCACAGAAGATATCGCACTCTCAGAATTGAGAAACACTCCAAACACATTTGTGTTTCTCTCTTCCTTCAAGCCTCTAGAAGTTATTCCGCGATACTTCTAAAACTATGGAGGCAAACATGTTTTACAAAGTTGTTCGCAAACTCTCTCCGGATCTATACACATCCGCAGTATTCTCACTGTGTGAATTCACGGTGAGATACGAATTGGGCAAAGTTTCCTATCCAGTCCCAGGTACACTCGCTCTCATGGCTTTCAATTCTTTGGAAAAAGCCAGAGAGTGGAAAAAAGATATGGAAACACTTGTCCCATTCAAGAAATTCGCAATTTTGAAGGGAAACGGTGAAACTCTAAACCTGGGAATCAGATATCTTCCATTTGTAACAAATCCTCAGGAAATCTGGAAATTCTGGAAAAATGTCACAGAATTTCCAGACTACAACGAAGTCCCTACAAAGCCTGCAATTGTCGCTCCACAAGGAACGATTTTTGTTAAGAACTTCACGCCAGAAGAAATCGTGGAGTAGAAAAATGTCCCCGTTTAAAGATTTCAATGAAGCAATTAAATGGCTTCAAGATAATGCAACGGGCCCGGTTTCTGTTCTGTTGATAAATGAGACAGAAATTCTCTCAGGGTCATTCACGTTGCGGTCAAAGAAGTATAAAGAGAATCTCAAAAAAGCCCTAGTAGAAAAGGGTAAAGAAGATGCTAATAAAGACCAGTTGCAATAAACTGTCAGAAGCCACGCTAACTCCATATAAAGAGCCCGGAGTTAGTGTGCTAACTTTTATTCCTTGTAACAAGATCCAAGATCTTGATTATGAAGAAGAAATAGAAACAGGGATTTTCCGCTTTCTCAAATGCGGCCACGTCATATTTGAACCACACAAAAAAGAGGAAATACGTAAACGCCACCCGATTCTTTGGAATTGGTTGTTACCGTTTCAAAAAGAGAGCGTCGAAAAATTAGAAAAAAGAAACGGCCGCGCATTACTCGCTCATGAAATGGGATTGGGGAAAACAGTAATTTCTCTTTCTTATTTAAGAGAGAACAAAGAAACCGCTCTTTCCAAATATTGCCTAATTGTCACACAAGCAGGAGATATTTTCAGGTGGAAAGAGGAAGCAGTAATATGGCTCGGACTTTCAGATCCTAGCCATATTATTGCGTCTGGAGATATCAAATTCGAAGACCTCTTCTCTCCAGAACTAATCAGAATGTTTCCAGTAGTCTATACTGGAAACGGAAATCTCCCTCCGAATGGCGGGGTAATCATCACGTCTTGGACTCGTCTACGAGAAAAGAAATTCACCGACCAATTAAAAAAGGTTGGAATTTCTTGCTTCATTGTTGACGAGTCACACATGTATAAAAACCCCAATACTGGAAGGACAAGATATCTATTAGATCTAATTTCTTGGGCGGATAAAAATAATGGGTACGCTACGCCAGTAATTTTTCTCTCTGGCACTCCAATTACAAATCGTCTCTCAGAGTTCACAACAACTCTCAACGTTCTAGATCCGATTCACTTTCCGAGCCCGCAGAGCGTTCTCAGATTCTGCGATTACGATTTTTATTCCAAGAAATATCTTGGAATTAACAAATACCGCAGAGAACGCTTCTTCGAGCTTACGCGGAACTATGTATTCCGGGAAACTGCGGAAAGCGTACACCTGCCACTTCCTCCGCTTAAAACCGATGAAATTTTCGTTAACATTCAGAAATGGAATGCTAACGAACAGTTTGCGGCGGAATATAATGAGATTCTCGATGCTCTAGAGAGTGAAATTAATTCCTCCCAACCCAATTCTGGAAACGTTCTGGGATATATGTCACAATTACGCCGCTGCACTGGAATGATGAAAGTTCTCGATATTGCAGCGTTTGCAGACAATTTTCTTCTAGAATACCCAGAAGAAAAACTCTGCATCGGAGTTCATCA